GCAAGTGTGATCATCATCCGACCGTATTGCTACGGATGCGAACGATGATTGCAGTCTCGATACATCAGGCTTGGAGGCCCTTTGACCGTATGACTGCCCGAACAGCGCGTTGCCGCGCTGTCCACACACTCGAAGATGCCACAATAAGAGAGAACGGGAATCCGTAATCTCCACGACAGAGCTCTTTCGAGCAATACCGCGGAAACATAAGATGTCGCCCCTGCCTTTCGGCATGAGACGTCCGCCCTTTCCGTAGGCACCATTGCATATGATCTTCGCCCTGTAAGCATGGTATGGATGCACGTGGATCCCCGACATCGTGTCGTAGGACTGCGGTACAAGCGGGAGTTTTAACTGACGCACAATTGCGATCAGATACTCCCACAGTAATCCATGTTCTGCTATAGGGAAGAGGCCATTAATATTGTGGCACAACGTCGGGAGAACCCCTTCGCTGTTTTCACGGATATAAAATGGCGTAACTTCAGTACCCTCGTAGTAGTGCACACCGCAGGATTCCCTAAAGGGGCCTGCCGTGTATGACTTTTCTATGTTGGGTATAAAGCCGAAGAACTTCAGGGCGCGCAACAACAAGGGTGCACAATCAGTGGTGACAGTAATATCATCACCATAGACCGTACCCTCCGAGTCGCCGCACGCACGCAGAAGTGCAAGAAAAACCAACGTTTCAAGTGCGAACGTACTTCCATTCCCCATGGAGGAGAATTTCGCATACGTACCAATATCGCCGTCTAGGCGATACTGCGAGGCACGGTGGTCACGAAGATATTCAAACCATCGGTATGGCAAAAGCCACGCGACAGCATTGAACGCTAACGTGTCACTAGCCATGGAGAGATCGATCGTTGCGAAACGACCGGTTACAGACCCCTCCAAGGCATGACGTTGATTTATAGACTGGTCCGATAGGTCTACACCATATGACCGCATGCGGTCTTTGGCATAGGTGTCGAAAGCAAGCTGGAACGGTAAACTACCCGTCGGCTCACAAGCGATTCCTCTATCGGTCTTCCAGTTCTTAGCTACAAACTCAACGCGGTTGACAGTCGTGCTTTCCATCCGGATCGAGCAGCCTAGAAACTTGGCTAACGATCGGAGATACGGCACGCTTCCTGGACAGCAATCCACAGTCCTCTTGAACTTCAAGGGTGGGATCGCGTTCCTCCGCGAGAGTGTTGACGTTGCACCGCTAGTGACCCTAACCAATGATGGAATCTGGTTTAGGAACAGGTCAAAATCACCTAAAGCTTCGGCAATGAAAGCCTCGGCTCGATAGATTACCCGGTTCAACTCGGGATCTAATCGATCACGATTGGAGTGGAAATATTCCAATCGCCTGTTGGTGATCCTACACAGCTTTTCGGCCCGATAAAACGAGCTTACAGCTGCCC